TGTCCATCGTGAACCTTTCATTCAGCTCACTTGCAAAAAGAGCCGTATCAATATTTCCTGATAACATTCGATTGACAATAAAGGCTGGATATTGATTGGGATTATCAACCTCTTCTAATAAGTTTTTCTTGCTAAAATAAATTGAATTCAGCCAGTCTTTTAATTCCATTCACACTCGACCATCAATTTAATAAAACAGGCAATCAGATTAATTTCATTATCCACAACATTCTTACTCATATGATCATGAATAATCAAAATGGCCTGTGGAATTGAAGGCTTGGGCATAACATTCTCTAGACCATCAAAGACCTTTCTTAGGATAACATTTGGATCACTGTCTAGGTTATTAATCACCCACTTTCGAGTTTCTGTAAAGTTTTTCTCTTTAAGATACTTATAAAGATCAGAAATCTTGACATCAGAAGACTGGGCCAGAACAGAAGAATCAATCACACCAGAATTAGAATATTTCTGAAGGACATTCAGAACTCGTCTAAAATCTGGAAAATGTTTAATCAGAAGTTTGACAATAATCTTATCATCTTCACATTTAATTCCTTCTTGATCTAGGATATAAAGAATTCGATCATTAAACTGCTTGGCTAGAGCAGGCCTTTCTTTTGAAGGAATTGTGAAATCAATTACCGGGCATCTTGATTGCAGGGCCGGGTCAATTCGGTTTTTATAATTACAGGTAAACACAAAGGAACAATTAGACTGTAGATCCTCAATAATGGCCCTGAGAGCCAGTTGAGAATCATTGGTCAGATTATCTCCCTCGTCAATCAGAAGAATCTTCTTTCCAGAAGAACAGAGTGAAACCGTAGAGGCGTAATTCTTGACCTTATTACGAATCACATCAATGGATCTTTCATCAGAGCCATTAATAATCAAAAAGTCTCGGTCAAGACTTTTTGCAAGAGCCTTAATTACATTTGTTTTTCCAATTCCTGGCGGACCAGAAAGAATCATGTTCGGAACATTTCCTGATTGTTCGATCTCAAGAAAGACTTTTTTAATAGATTGTGGAAGAACACATTCCTCCACATTTTTAGAAGCGTATTTTTCGACAAAAAGGAAATTACTCATAATAAATTACTCAAAGGTGGAATCAGGCTCCATTGCAACCCAATATGTCAATGGAATTTTTTTGTTTATAAACTTGGAAATACCCTTCCTTGAAATCACCACATCATAAGACCCTGGATAGAACTGCAGATTCTCATTTTTGATGTGCATACAGAACTTTTCGGTGGTTGATCCAACTTCAATAGAATATTCATTTGAGGTGTCGTTCTTTTTATCGTGAACGATCAATTGAATAGTCTCTCCATCACCAACCACCGAGAGGTCATCCAAGGAATAAATCTGCCTGGCCTTTACAATCTTATCAAGAAAGGCCTGTTCCATAATGAAGCAAATGTCCTGAGAAGGCATTTTGATTTGCTTGTCTGGAAGATTTGGAATTGTTGAAAGACTTGCATAAAAATACTTGATCTTTCTTTTTCCTTCACTTAGAACGACGTACTTATCACTGGAAAAATCTAGATCTGGATCATCTAAGAGATTAAAGCTATTGAGAAATTGATTGAGATTGTAAATTCCAAATTCCTTTTCAAATTTCTCTGGGATGGTTGCTTCTCCATAAACGGCCCTGGATCCTTTGACTGTTTTTAGAGAATTTCCGGGTTTAATATGAATTGATTGACTGATTGATGCGAAGTTCTTTAGAAGAGCAAGAGTTTCTGGTGAAAGTTTCATTTATTTTCAATTAGGTCAAGATGATTAATAAGAAGCATAGTATAATGTAGAACCTTAAAGAGATCTGCTCGGGGAGTTCCCTTGCAATCATATCTGTCGATATATTTTGTGACATTTCCAGCGCAGAATCCTTCTCTTCGGGAATACTTAATTTTATCTATTGTTTGATCATTACTCCCAGAAGACCTATCAACATAATGTTGATTATATGTAGTTTTCAGATATTCTTCTAGTTGTTTGAGAATCCTGTCCTCATTATATTTCCAAAAGTGTTCGTTACTCATAATATTACAATAAAAAATCGGCTCTCTTGTGGGAGAGAACCGATTTTAGCACGTTAATGGGGAATTTGTCAAGTAGTCAGGAGATCAGGGCACCTAGGGCCGTGTTTTTTACAAAGTATTGCATCTGGTGTTTGTGCATAATTTTCTTCTATTAAGAAGTTTATTGGGTTCATCGACCACTTGCTCTACGACGACGGGCGCGATAGTTTGTTGGAACTGTTCTATATCCAGACAAAGAGTTTGTTGATACTGTTTCTACATCATCATTACCATCATAATCATGTTTCACTTCAACATTCTTTTCAGCATTCATGCGTTCTACACTTGCTTTTGCTTGTTTAGTTGCTCCTGAGCCATATTGATATGGATTTTTATGTCCTTCCTTACCCATATCACGTCTAACGCCAGTTTCTACTCTATCTTGCCATTTTGGTTTTTTATATATGGTTGAACCTCCACGCCTTACCTGACGAATATCATTCCCAGTGATTCTATTTCCAAGAGATCTTTGAGAACCTTTAACTGCTTCATCAAGAACCTCTTCAACAATGCCTTCGCGCCATTCTTCGGACATGTTAGCCATAATTACATCAGCGTCTTCGTAAGAATCACAGAAACCTTCTGACACCAGATATTCAGAGACTAGATCATATAGGTCTAGTTCTTCTTTTTGCTCTTTTCTTTTATTATTCTCCACTTTGCTAGGATTATGAACTCTAGCGGGTCCAGCATTTTTCATCAGTAGTGGATTTTTAGAGGATTTTATAATTCTTTTTGGCGCTTCTTCATCAAGAGCACTTAAATAAGCCTTATAAAGTTCTTCATCACTGTATTGATCAAGATCGTAACCCTCTTCAATAAGGGCCTCAACCCATTCTTCAATGGAAAGCATTTCTTCTTCAGAAAGGGTTTCTTCATTATAAACACCGTGGCGATAGGCTTCGTTTAGGCGCATTAAAATCTCGTATTGCATTTTTAAATAGTAAATTATTGATTACTATTATTTAGTTTATTTTAAATTTAAAAATTTTAACATGATCATATAATTTTTATGCGGTTAGAAGTATCGATTCCTCTTTTTTTTTGATAATTTGAAAGACCACATGGTGTAGAGACATAACCAGTAATGGTACATTGCCATCTCTGAGCGTGTTGAACCCTTGATCCCTTTTTACCTCCTTTTTTACCCCCTTTTTTACCAGCTTTTCTACCGTTCTCACTTCTTTGCTCAAATGTCAATCCGCAAATTCCAGTTTTATTTTTTTTGTTTTTTTCCCCTCCTACTTTACCTCCTTTCTTACCGTTCGCACTTCTTTGCTCAAATGTCAATCCACAAACTCCAGTTCCATTTTCTTTATGTTTTTGCCCAACTATTTTACCTGCTTTTTTACTAGCCTCACTTTTTTGTTCAGGCGTCATTCCAAAAATTCCAGTACCATTTTCTTTATTTGTCTGTGCCCCCTTTCTACTAGCTTCACTTTTTTGTTCTGGTGTCATCCCAAAAATTGCAATACCCCTTTCTTTGTTAGATTGAGCTATTTTTTTACTATTTTCGCTTCTTTGCTCAAAAGTTAATGCAAAAATTCCAGTGCCATTTTCTTTATGTATTTGTCCTCCTTTTTTACAACCTAAAATTTGAGCCTCTTGTTTCGCCTCATCAATAGTTATCTGCCCAGATAAGCACCTCCATGCAATCCGGTCTTCCTCATTACCCCATAATTGAAAATTACAGAAATGAAACATTGCGTGTTGAGTTACTGTTACCTCAACAAGATTTTCAGGTTCATTGCTCCCACCCATGTATCTCGGTACTAGATGATGTTTATGGGTGCGCTCGTTTGGTCTACACATTTTTACTGCTCTAAATTAGTTCGCTATTTCTATTTAGAAAATTTTATTGTTAAGGAGGAGAAATAAATCTCCTCCACCTGTTAAGCGCGAACTAATTCAGGTAATGTTATTTAGACAATTTGTTCTTTAAAAGTAAAATGTCCTCTCTTTTCAAACTTAATAATTTTATCGAACTTACTGTCCAAATTATCCCTATGTGAAATCATAAAGATATTCTTGTTCTTCATGTCTTGGCGAATAATATTCAAAAATAATGAAATTCCCTCAGCATCCATCGAGCCATCTAGGATTTCATCGAGAATCAAGAGGTTCGTGTTGACCGAGTTCTTAAGAGCCGCAACACTCATAAGACCAAAGGTAAGGGCCAGATTGATCCGTTGCTTTTGTCCTTCTGAGAAATTACCATAAGAAAAGTTCTCAAAAGTAGGAGTCAAAATTGTTTCATTGAATTCACCATCTAAAGTAAAATTCACATAAAGCTCCATCATCTTCAGATATTCATTGATCTTTTGATTAATCAAAGGAAGATATTTATTGATAATTACGGTCTTAACCCCGCCATCTTTAAGAATATTTCCAACAAACTCATAGTATTCTGAGGCTTCTTTGGTCTGAATAATTTCATTCTTGACTGCATGAAGCTCTTCATAAAAGAATTCTAATTTGGCATTTTCTTCTTGTAGATCATCAACTTTTTGTAAGTCATTAATCTCATTTTGAATCTCGGAGATCAGTCCAGAATATTGATTCATTCTTGATTGATTCTGAGAAATTGTCTGATTTAAAGAACTAATCTCCTGAGAAATCTCAAGAAACTTCTTTTCCTTTCTCTGTTCAGATCGAATCGTATTCAAAAGATCCGAATAACCAGAAGATACTTCTTCAATAGTTTCTTCAGATTCTTTGAGTCTTTTTTCTTTAATCTCTGATGAGATATCCTGAGAACAAGTCGGACAAACATCATTATGTTCAAAGAAGGAATGGTTCTCTTTTAATGATTCAATTCTTTGAGAAATCTTTCCTTTAAGAGATCCGAGTTTTTTTAGCTGGGCAGAGGCCTTGGAATAATCCTGCAATTTATCCTGAAGTGTTTTGACTTCTTCTTCGTGTTCTTTGGTCTGAGTAAATAATTCCGAAATAAGATCCTGATACTTTTTAATCTTGTCTTTTTTATCCTGAAGATTCGCAGAGTCCTTTTGTTTGATCTGTTCAATAAACTGCTTTTGAAGTTCTAGCTTTTCTTCAAGCCCAACTTCCTTAACGCGAAGTAGCTTGATGGCATCTCTAGAGGCCTTTATGTTGTCTTTAACCAACACGTTCATTGAAGAGAATACTTTTATGTCAAGAAGCTCTTCTATAATTTCTCTTCTGTCCCCGGTGGTGAGCTGCATGAAAGGAATAAAGTTTGATGTCCCAAGAACAATGATCTGGGTAAACGTCTTAAAGTTCATCCTTAGGACATTTTGCTCAAACCATTTTTGCTGCTCAATTACTGATGAATGTTGATCAAGCAGTTCGCCATTTTTATAAATCTCAAACACAGCCGGGGCCAGACCTCTTACAACTTTCCATTCGGTTTTATTGATTTGAAATTCCAGTTCTGCAACACAATCTTTTTTGTTTATATTATTAATTAGTTGCGGGAGATTTACTTGTCTATAGGCCTTTTTAAATAAGCAAAAAGTTAATATGTCTGCTATGGTTGATTTTGATACACCATTAGCTCCCCTTATGAGAGTTAAATGATCAGCATTTAAATCATATTCAAGAAAAGAATTTCCAATAGAAAGAAAATTCTTGGCTCTGGCTTTTTTAAAGATCAGCATTACTATATCCTGGTGGCACTACAAAATCATTTCGACTAATTTTAGTATACTTAAATCCGACTAGTTTACAGGTTTTTATGAGAAGTTCCTCTTCATATTCTGCGATTCCTAGATTATCCACATCCATTTCTTCAAGCATCATCATGTAACGATGAGCATCATCAAAATCCTCAAAGAATAAAATAACCTTTTCGTCCAATTCATTAATAACCGAAAAGGCTCCTTTTTCTCGACCCTCAGTAGAAACAATAACGTACATCAGACAGCATCCATTGAAGAAACGTACAATTGATTAATAATATTTTTAATCTTAGATTTATCCAGAGTGATATCGCATTCATCAACATAAGAATGAAGAATACTCATAGTATCTTCTGATTCGATTTGCTCAATAGCCGAAGAATCAATAATATTCTCCAGACTTTCAATAATCTTCAGTTCAAATGGTCCTTGATCATTGATCTTTTGAATAAATCGCTCAAAGAGCTTGACTGACTTTTTATTTCTGACCACAACCCGAACCAGCTTTCCTTCTAGGTCTTTAGGGACCCGAATTCGATCCTCATCATAAACAATCTGGTAATGAAGTTTATAAGGATTATCAACGTGATAATGCTCTAGGGTTTCCGTGTCAAGAATCGTGAAGCCTCTAACATCGTCCACATCATTGAAATATATTTCATAAGGATTTCCCAGGTAAAAGATCTTTCCATTATCAGACCGGGTGTGATAATGTCCTGAAAAAACCTTTTCAAATTTAAAGAACGGATCAGCATCCCTAGAATCTTCCATGACATGTCCTCTATGGGCCACAAAGCCATTGAGTTCTAGATGTCCTACAGCCAGTCTACATTTGGACTTCTCAATCGTCCGATAAACAATCTCTTCATTTTCACTTGTGATCCAGGGAATAAAGAGAACATCCAGGCCCTCAATATTAACCTCTACTGGTTCTGAATAAACATGAATATTCGGGTATCCCTGTAAAAGAAGAGAAGGAGAATTAATACGATTAGAATTTCTTAGAAAAATATCATGATTTCCCACGATCATGTGAGTCTCATAATTTTTTAGTGGATCTAGAACAACTCTTTGAGTCCAATCAAGACCATCATATTCAATAATTCTTCGATTGTCAAAGGCATCACCCAAATGAAGAACCGTTTTAATTCCTTCTTTCTCTAAAGTGGGAAAAAAGACGTTTTTATAAAACAGCTCAAAATAATCCTGGAAGAGTTTAGATGACTTCCTCGCGCAGTAATGTGTGTCGGTAATACAAGCCACCTTAGCCATTGATCTCATCCTCAAAAGACTGCACCAATAGTAATAGCAGTGCCCGATCCTCAGACTTTTCTAGTTTTTCAAACAATTTTTCCATCATTACTTTTCTTTTGTCTTTTCTCACCTTAAATTGTTTAGATTCACTAAATCCCATCAGAGTCGATTCTTAAAGTGTACATTATAACGAATAGAAGAATAATCTGAATAATTATCCATGTAGTCTCCCT